GCCGTCTTGGGTGATAATCCCTGTCCTGAATAATTTGTCTATTTGCGGATAATCATCGAACTGATACGCGACCACATCGCCGGGTGCTGCCGTTAGTGAGCAGTCTACCAATACGAAACCCTCTGGCGTATCGATGCGCATCATATTTGCCTGGTTTGGCATTAGCATGCTATTTAGGGTTAAACGATTCTCGATATAATCGATCGCCGGTGATGGAAACCCCATGTCATATTCCCCCGTTCGGGTTGAACTGCCGGTATGTCTTAGCCTCACCCTCCTGCGTCGATGCATCGCGGAACGTCACCGTGTTTGTCTTTATCCACTGGTTAGCCTCCCGCAGGCTGAAATGCCAGTTAAGCAACTCCAGCTGATGGACGAACTCCTGAGTAGTAACGATAACGCCCTGCCCTGGCTCCCGCCTCATAGCGTTCATAAATGCGTGTTTTATTTCATAGTCGCGCGGCATGATAAATCCCCCTCAAAGTACTGTATGAATAAACAGTATTATCTAGTGACGGTTTTGATCAAGCTCAAATGACTCACAAAATTGTAAAGCTGCTGAGAGCGCTGAATTTTTAGGCTGGTAGCTTCGGTTTTTGGTGACTAATCTCAAATTACCTGTCCCGCAGCTTGCTGAGACTCGCGCGGTTAAAGTCTGCCCCGTCGCCGGGGCTTTTTTACTATGCTGATCAGGTCCGCTAAAAGCGAGGAGCGGAAAGTGGTTGAGAATATTGCCAGAAGAAAAAGCTAGTGCAGAAACCAGCCAGCGCAGAGCCAAAATCGCAGAGCAGAAACATCACAGCCATCACCATGTAAATATGTGCCGCTGTCTGTCATTGATACTTCAGTGGAAAGGCTCTGAGTTTAAAAGCGGCTTAGGCCGCTTATTTTTTTATGTTGAATAATTCGTTATAAGGAATGCTTTCAAATACCGATTTTGCACCAATGTAGTTTTGGTAGCGTTGTTCAAACCCTTCAAACTGTTTTTGTAAGTAATCCATTTTAACCTCGTCACCTTTTATTCCATCAACACTAGCGGCAATCATTATTGCATTGCACTTAACCGTGAACTTGCGCTGTTGTTCGATTAAATTTTCATATTCATTTGATTTGTGAAATTCAACAGACCATACATTGAGACTATCCTTTATGGTTTTTCCGCTCATTCTTGCATCCCTGACTAATTTCCAGTTGGATTTAGCCTCATCAAGATACAAGGATAAAATGTTAATGTCATGATTGATTACTTTAGGATTAATTCCCTCAATATTACTTTTAAGTAATTCTGTAAGTTGAAATGACGCGTAAACGTGCTCAAGGAATTGTGCTGTCCTTTCAAAAGCTTTTTCAGATTTTTTAACAATAAGCCACTCATTGACCTTAGCTAATCCTAGAATCACTAAGAATAACGATAAGCATGATGCAAAGGCTGTAAAATTCGCCGGCTCAATCTTTTTTGCGATCGGGGCTGGAAACCAAAGGAATATTTGAATAGCAAGAAAAAAACCTAAGTATAGGAAAAGAAGATGAGTCGTAATGTTTTCTTTGATTTGTCCGAAAATGTTTTTCATAAATTAACCTCAATGTAAAATTTATAATTGATATAGATTTTAAAACATATCCAACGCAATAAATTACTATATCAAATCTTAAGTAAAATGAATGAAAGAGAGGATCATCGAGCAATAGGTACGTCTGTCCATCGGGTAGGATATGCGAGCGACAGCATTTTCAGCTTCATCTTCCACTGATTATCAATGCTCTCACCGGCAAACCAGACCTTGCCCAAACGTGATTTGTTAGTCTCGTTTATCATCTTTATCAAAAGATCTGCGTTTGCTCGCATATGTTGTTCGCTAAACATATCCAGTTGCGTTACGCCTTACTTATAGAAATCACCCAACATGATGCTTTTATGCGCATATCGGTATCTTTCGGCTGTCACGTGGACTGGTTAGCTTTGACTGTTGATCTGCTCTCAGCAAAAAAACATAATATAATGTAAGCAGGTTCTGCATGTTGCACAAGCGGACATTGATAGCTTTCCATACTGGCTCTGTATTGACAACCTTATTGCCGGGGCCTTTTTAAGCCTGTAAAAGCACGGATAATGCAATGCTGGCCGCCAGATCATCACGACGCGCTGATAGCGCCACAATCATGTCAGCGATGGCATCCTGCGTTACCGGTTCCCCTGCGTCCATCAGCTGCCACACAGCTTCACCCATTATCCTGCATGCTGTGTCATGGGCCTGAGCCTCGAATTCCTGTTCCATAGTGCCTCCTGATTAATGTGAGGCCCAATAGTATGAAGGAATAGAAATAATTAAAGCGTAAGTGTTTCAGAATGCGAGACGTGTTCCAAGATTAGGCAGTATGAACGAAGTTCTTTGTAATATTCTCATTTGGCAATAGCTTTGCAATAAGACTTAAAACATCATTAATTAAAGTCAAAAAAACCCCCCTATTAGACGGTTATTTTCTACTTCAGGAAAATCATTTTTAACTACTGGATCATAGGGATTTGAGTCATGAGAATATTCGTCATAAATTTAGCTCGCTCGACTGAGCGCCGGGCATGCATTGAAAAACAACTTTCACACCTGAACCTTGAATATGAAATAATAGAGGCCGTGGACGGTTCTCAGCTCTCTTATACAGACATTATGAAAGAAACAAGGCCTCTGAACTACGCACTTAGTTGCGGCGAAATCGGCTGTGCGCTCAGCCATATCAACATCTATAGAAGAATAGTTTCTGAATGCATACCAATGGCGCTAATCTTGGAGGATGACGCTCTTATAGATTCCAAAACATTAGAGGCCATATCGGAAATTGAAGAAAGGAATATCCCCTTCCCTACCGTCACGTTATTGACAGAGGGACCTAAATATATTAATAAGCCTTTACACAAATCAGAGAAGAAAAAATACTTTATATATGAGGTATTGGAAGCCGCCTGCTCTCATGGTTATGTGATAAACAATAGTGCAGCATGTAGAATGGCCTATTTCCTCTACCCTGTCTGGATGGTTGCAGACAAGTGGCAGGTACTAAAGGAGTATTCAGTTTGCAAGGTTGAAGCTATTATTCCACCAGTAATCCGTAAAACATCACATGCCGATAATTCAACTATAAAAATTGATAATGATTTCAAAAAAAGATTAGACGAAGAGAAAAACTTAATGTGGGCGGGAATCAAAAAAAACCGCCCACTCAAAATTAAGTTGAAACGACTGCTTTGGTCTTCTTTTATTTACCCATTCCTTAAAATATCTAAATAAAGGCTTTTTATGGACTCTCCGGCCAAGCGATCACATTATAACTCGCCTCATCTTTGACGCTGCTGAGATCAAGGGATTTCAGTGCGCGGATATATGCCATCCACATAACGAGCGCCGACCTATCCAAATCGCTAATCACACCCAGTTCCAGCTCAGTCCGCCAGTCCGCCGTTATGGAATTTGCAGTAGTCAGCAGGTCAGTGCGTTGCTGCTCTGCTCTGGCGCTCCAGTCAATCAGGCGATCAGCCAGGACCGGAGCGCCATTAGTACCAGCTACTATCATTTTTCCACTCGCCTGGCCCTCGATTAGCGATCGATATAGTTCATCGGTTATCTGCTGAGCATCATCAGGCCAGCCTTTAGCAGAGGCTTCATAAACCTCTCTGAAAGCATCGTGATAAAAACCGTTATTCATGGCACTGTAATAAATATCGCTCATATATTCCTCACCAGCCTATTGCCTCCCAGTACGATCCGCCTGTGTCCTGTCCACAGGTAAATCCTGATTGGGTTACATTTCCCGCGGTTGCAAAATTGTCGGCAAATTTACCGCCCCCTCCATTAACAACGGTTACCTGGACGTTGGCGCAGTAATTCGGGAATGTGATCGGGAAATTTACCTGAAAAAAACCGGTAGTCGCGCCAGCGTTCAGATATCCCCATTGCCTGATACGGCCCGTGGCACTGTCTTTTTCCCAGCCCCCGCCCAGATTGGCGGTGTTTTTTAGTTGGAAATTTGGCAGCACCCATCCGCTATTATTGTTATTGATCGAGGCAGTGATTTGATTATTTAGCGCGACATTGAGCGCATTAATCTGCTCTAAAACCCAGCTTGTAGCATAACCGCCCCATGCGGCACCGTATAAGTTGGCGTCCTCAGTCATAAACGACGCGCCGCTGCCGGTGTAAATTTTTCCGAATAGCTGAACATTACCATTCTGATCGAACCTGAACTCATGTACGGTGCCGAACCCGTCCCACTGGAGTTGCAAATAGGCCGCCTTGCCAACTTCCTCCACGAGCCGCATAAACCCGCTGGCACCGTCTCTAAAATCCTGATCCCCCCCGCGGCCCTTTAATACTACCCGATACATTGGCGAATAAATTACGGTGCCTGTCGCAGGGTTTTTCGAGTTGGAAATGAGCGAAATACTAGCTTCTTCATCAAGATTTCCCCCGGTCATCGGATATGCGCTGATGTTTTGAGGAGTCAGAATTATCACCCCCTTATCATCTGGCAGCACATCATTCACGCGGCGCACCAGTCCGTCGCCTAAAGAGTAGACCTTCACCGGGTTCATCACACTGAAAAATGTTTTGGTTTTGTCCAGCAGGCACGCTATCGGAACATCAGCAAGAATGTCACCGGCTTCAAGCTCGACCTTTTTCCCTTTGAACAGCGGAAACGTTCCAAGCACCCGGCCTGCAACCGTTACCTGCAGGGTGGCTGCGCCGGTATTGGTCAGCGTCGGGGTGATAATAATTGGCGTTCTGAAGTCCCAATCCGTCGAGCCATTTAAAAAAAAGGTGCCTGGCAGTTGGATGGCCAGTGCGTTCTCACTGCCTCCGGCGACGGCGGCAGTGTACTGGCCTGTCTGAAGCTGCTCCGCCTGGACGAAACCGTTCTCAGAGCCGCGAGTGGCAAAGTTGGCGACAACATCATTCAGTGACCAGCCTCTGGCCGTCGTACCCTCCTGACCTCGCACAACCGTCAACACGTCGCCCTTAACTGCCGTCAGGTGACAGATCTCATTCACGGTCTGGCCAGTATTGGTGAGAGTTAATATGGCGTAAACGCTCTGAGGATTTGAGCCATTCTCCATGTCAGTGGTCAGCAATTTAGCAAACATGGCCCCCTGTTCCGGCATAACAGTCAGGGTTGTCTGTATAGACGTCACGTTTTCAGCCAGCGCTGACACAACATTATTTCCAAATCCGGTAATCATTGGCTGACTGCCTCCGCATCATAAGTATAAATAAACGGCAAATTAACCAAGCGCGTATTAATTGCTCTCACCAGAAACTCGCCTACCCCATCCCCGTACTCAGGAATTTTTAAAGTGAATTTTCCATTTTTGCTGGTTACGCTAACGTCAAATGTATTTTCCAGAAGTGGATCTACTCCTGACTCACCATGAATAAAGCGTGCAATTCTGCGTTTGAGCCACTCAACGGAAAACTGGAATCCATCACCTTTATAAAAGTTCCATGTGAGAATGCGCTTAAAATAGTCATCAGGAAGATGCTGAAATGTTCCGGGGTGAAAACTTTTCATATGCGCATAGTAAATGTCGTTATATTCGACAGTATTATATGCCCCTTCTGCTATTGTCGCGGTTGATGTCTGCACCAATGGCCGTTCAACGCCGTAAATCCCCAGGGCTACCCAGTCAAGCAAATACCCCTTTATCAGCGGTGACGTCCAGCACGGCAGGTAAAGCGCGTTGAAAGCATCGAGATATTGCTGAGCAATTATGTTGTAGGCTTTAAAAAATGCCACTACGTTTGGATCGTCACGGTATTGCACAAACGGATAGGCGGGAATAATTTTTTTAACTGGCTGGCTCATACTGCCTCACCGTTATTAAGCTGGAATCAGTATCAAAATAACCATACAGATCACCGCTGACTAAACCGGTATGTTCGTCCTGCTGAACTATTTTGCCATTAATTGCTACTAAAACATCTATGTATGAAACGTTATCTTCGCTAACAATACCGGCAACTGCAGTCAGGAAAAGTTTTTTTATTCGATAAATACTGACAGGCATACCCACCGCAATATTTTCAATATAATCAACCAGAAACGGTATCACCGCCGCGCTGATAGTTTCATCTGAAAAATCGATCAATGTTGCGTTCCAGGTAATTATCAACCCCAGTTGCTGGGAGATTGGAACGATAAACGGCACCTGATAACTGTCAGGGTAACTGGTGATTGTCGGTGTAACCACCGTTGGCACATTCCCGGACGGATCATTAACGTCGCCAGTTAACACCGAAATATCCGGGACTGACTGATATATTGCGTGTGCAACTTCATAGGGATCACCGCCACCGACTACAACAGCCCACTGTGAAAGGTTGATCTGCCTGTACGCGATTAATGCTGTTTTTACCCCTGCAACCCTGGAGAGTGTCGCCTTCAGCAGATCTGGCACTCCCTGAACGGTTGCCATGCCCATCTGCATCACCTGCGCACGATATTCAGCATTGTTCTGTGCATCGTTTCCCGGCAGGCCGGGATCGGTATTCGTACACGTAAGTGTCTGTGATGCAGGAACTGAGGTAATGATCTGCGTGACTGAACCAGCCGGCACTGCCCACGACCCGCTGGTTGTTGCCAGACAGTAAACCGGACTCGTCTGTCCGGATGCCGGTATCACCGTATTTGCCTGAACGGTATACTGATAGTTGCCATCTGAGACCACAAAACCTTTTGGTACAACGAAACCCGGCAACCCTTTAAAAATGACATAAACGGATGTGTTAGAGCCAACTCCTTTCTGTGCACCGTAGATATTACCGAGCTGATCAAGCAACGGCACGTTGGCCCCGTATGGTGTGACTGAGTTGATAGCGTCCACCATCGCCTGGTCTATCAGGGCCAGCGCGCCGACCGCTGTACTGGCCAAATCAGTAATGAGGGATGCCGGAAGGTTTGCGGTATAACCGGGCACCTCTGCAGATACGTTCTCGATCAACCTGGCAAGGAGCGTTTCGGGTGGCGTGGGCTGCGCGCCCGCCTGGGTTACTATTACGGGAATGTCTGACATTTTCACTCCAAAAAAAAACACCCCGCAGGGTGCAATTTATCTATGCTGATTAGGGTCTGATCAAACGGCCACTTCGCCTCGCCATGAAACCCCATTACGGAAGATCACGCTGATGTTATAGGTTGGTCGGTCAGCACCACTCACCTTAGTGATGGAGAGTGAGGCAAAATATCCGGCGAACTGCTGCTGAACCATGTTCACGTAATAATCCGGGTAGACCTGGCTGACAATGCACTGCTGCGCAGGAATACCGTGTTGCGCGTAAAAGGGAGATTCACCCAGGCCCAGCTTCAGGGTCTGAATCAGTGTCGTCAGCCAGCCATATGAAAAATCGCCGCTGGCGTCCGACTCAACCGCCACCCATTTTTTGCCGCCATTACCATCCGGCACCCGCCCCCACGTCCTCATTTCGGATCTCCTGACGTTCTGGTGATATCACCCGACTTCACGTTTTCAACATCGTGATGATGGGTTGAGCCGACATTAACTCCGTTATGCTTCAGGCCATCCGCTGAAAGCTCGAGCGTCTGACCGGCGACAGTGAGCATTATTCTGTCGCTATCGACCGATACAGATGCTTTGCCGTCAGTCGTCTTTATCAGCGCGCCCGCGGGACCATATAGCGTGATTTTATTGGGGTCTTCAGCGCTCCACTCACTGTTTCCAAGCGGCACGAAAAACAGCGCGGTAAGGGATGCTGGCAGTGACATGTCGGCCATGCCGGTACCAAGCCCCGACACACCGCGCAGCGAGACGTCGGCAGGCACGGTTACGCCCTTATCGCCCACGCGGATTGGATAGCGGATATATTCGAACCCTGCCACTGGCACCGTAATTTCCTGCAGCTGGATGGCACCGGGCAGTACATCAAACTGAACGGTCACAATCGCGCCCATGACACTCACAACGTGACAGGGCAATGCGCGCCCCTCCAGCGCGGTGTGATCCTCAATCCGCATAGTGACCATATTTGAAAGCGAAGATAGAAACGGAAATTTTTGTGAATCGCTCACGCATCGTTCTCCCTGGCGGCCAGCATCCCGATCGCCTCAAAAATGGTTACCCAGGCCTCACCTGAACCATTCATAAATTCGCCAACGTGACGCATGGAGGTGATAATAAATTTGCCAGAGAAATTGAGTTTGTCGCGCTGAGCAGAAAAAGCAGCAGGTGAATTTACGGAAAGCAGAGATTGAGAGCCGTTTATCAGGCTGTCCGGCAGAGTAATAACATCCCCAACCATGAAATCCCCGCGTAGCGGTGTTTTGAATGACATTTTGTTGATGCCAATCCATGTGGGCTGGCCAATCAGCTCATTAGCATTAATTGTCCTGGCATTGCTGGTGGTCAGATTATCGAAAAACCGAATGATCCCTTTCTGCATTACCAGGCTGATACCGCTGTAGCCTTCCTCTTTAATCAGACCGAGTGATGCGCTTTTCATGGTGATAGCCAGCTGTGACGGCCGGTTATAGACCCCCTTCCAGTCCTCCGGCAAAACCAGCTTGTCGCTGATCCGTATGTCCAGCTGCGTATCCGGATAGGCACCACTCAGCGCTCGCGTGACAACCTCAGCCAGCCCTTCCCCCCTTTTGCCATCGACCATAATGTTAAGCGTTTTGCCGTTTTTGTCGGTCAGCAGCCCCGGATTGACAATCAGATTCAGGCACTGGTTAACGCCCTGCCAGTTTCCATACGGATTGAAAACCCTACCCTGCAGCAACACTCCCTGCTGCTCTGGCCGCTCCAGTGGAAGACCGCCGGAAAATCCTCCGTAAAGAGTCACGTTGGCCCCGAAAAGGTTAACGCTCTGCGACAGCGCCGCCATTGGCAGCCCGTAAATCGCCAGCATCGTTCCGCCGGTTGCCACGTCCGGAGAAGTGATGAGAATGTCGAATATAATGTTCAGCGCTCCACCGGGGCTGTCGGTGCTGATGAACGGGCCAATCGGATTACCGGTCGCGTCCACGATAGGCTTTCCCTGGCTATCTGTTATGTCCAGCTCGTAATAGCGCATTCAGGTCGCCTCAAACTGCTGAGTACTGTCCCGTAACACCAGTTTCCCGGATGCGAGTGGGAGTGCCAGGTTAATGTCATATCCATCCGGCGATGCCACAAGAGGGACGTACGCAATAACGGTGTTCTGGCCGTCTTTAAGCTGGAGGTAATACCGGCGTGCGTAATGATTCCAGGGAACCGACCCAAATACCTGAGCGCCGCCGACAGTCGTCCTGAACGTAAACGGCTGATCGCTCTGCGGCCTGAATGCGATATATGCTGTCAAAATCCGAACTCCTGCTGCAACTGCTGCGTAATACCCGACCATGAGAGACTGTCCGTTTTGGCCCCGCTGCTGAATTTGCTCATCAGATTGCCCAAGGTGGCATCCAGTTGAGAAATAGTAAGAAGCGGCTGCTCAAATTCTAACGACCATGAATACTGGGCCTGTTTGTTTTGGGGCGAAAATCCCGAGTTGTCAGCCATGCTCCTTAGCAGACAGCCGGTATAGATAAATGACGGGGTCAGAACCGTATAACTGCCCCCGCTCTGGTTGTGCTTGTCCAGCGCCAGCTTGAGCGCCATGAACGTCATCGTTTTATTGGCATAACCGGATTTAGTCGATGCGGGTCTCAGCATCTGCATGATGATTTTGTTGGGTTTCTGCACCACAGCGTTTGCCGCTGTAGCCTGATTATAAAAAGGATAACTGCCGACATCCTGCTGTATCAGCGTCGTGCCGGGCATGGGCATAAAACGGGTAGAGTTATCAGCCAGTTCGCCGTGTAGCGCGCCATTGAGGATGTTCAGACCTTCCGTGAAAACCGCTATTGGCAGCGTACCGCCGGGTATATCTGCAGCGATACCGTCAACGAGCAGGATCGGTGATACCTCAAAAGCAAGCCGCCAGGCCTGCCCGAAGAAATTGAGAGCCATTTACCCTCCGGATTATTGCGGGATATATTGTGACTGAACGGACGCGTTAATGTCTGAGCCAGGGCGTTGATTGATATCAAGCTGGACGGTTACGCGCTGATCGCGGTTACCATTCAACTGCTGTTCCGCCGTTCGCAGGCGATCCATCAGCCCGGTATGCTGCTCTTCAGCGCCACGGATTTGCGGTAGCAGTTTTTCCAGATATCTGATGGTTTCGAGCTTCAGGTTAAGGTTGCCATCTTTCCCTACGGCAACGTTGCCCCCGTTATACTGCGCCAGCGATTGCGCGATATCGCCATGGTAGCGTTTGAGGTTATCCTGGAAATATCGCGCCGCTGCCGCCGTGGCTTTTTCCGGGTCAAACCGGTCGCTATCTGAAAGCCCATAGCGCGCGCCTGTGTCTCTGGTAAACTGAAAAAGCCCGCCAGCCCCTGCGCCACTGATTGCCCGAATGTCCCAGCCAGATTCGGCCCCGGCAACTGCTGACAGCATGCCGCCGGGTAATTTGCTGCGATAATTTTCATTCGCAACGTGGCTTTTAAGCACGTTCTGCGCATGACGATCGTTGGCATTTACCCGGCGTTCGGTCTTAGCGGCTGCATTCAGCGCGTCATCCCTGTTCTTTTGTGCGTTGCCCACGGCACGGTTACGCATAGGAGACAGGAACGAATTATCAAACACGACCCCTGCCACATGTCCCATGGCCATCACCGCATCACCAGGAGAGTCATATGTGCCCATTAGCAGATTTCTGAATGCCTGGCTGTTTGTCTCAGGACCAGGCGGCTGCTCCTCCTGTTTGGCTGATTCATCCTTACCCGTCAGCCTGTCGAACCAGTGAATGGCATCCCTCACAGCGCTGGCAATGCCCTTAATATCCCGCTCAAAATCAGACAGGTCTTTCTGAAAATCCGGTCCTGATAGCCAAGCCCCCAGCCTTTCTAATCCCTGGGCAACGGTCTCAAAAACCGCCTTCCCGTTTTCCCCCTTAAGAAATCGTTCAATGTCTGCGGTGAGCGTGTCCGCAAGGGCACCTATGGGTTTATTCAGCTTCGCCAGCACGGAAAGAAACGTGTTCCCGATGCGGTCGGCATCATTCGCCAGCCTGCCATTAAGATCCTGAAAACTTCTTTGAGTACCGGCCCCCATATCCCTGTCGAGCTGCTGCGACTGCGCACCAAACATGGCATTCAGACGCCCCATATCGCCCGCGTTCGCCGCAATCTGATTCGCGGTATTCACATCGATCATACCGCTCAGCCCCATGCTTTGCAGAACGGCCTGTGAAACGCCAGTATCTTTGTAATCTTTAAGCAGGGACGCTGCGCGAGACAGCAGTTTGGGGAGGTTAGCAGCTGCTCCTTCCTCAGGATTAATGCCGAGCGAAAGCAGGCCGGCATACGCCTGATCGGAGGGATTATTCTGGGCATTGGTCAACCCCTGAATAATGCTGCTGGTACCAGAAAACCGGTTGCCATAGACGTTCTGAGCAGCCTGCATCTGACCGGTGGTCATGTTGTTGCCCTGCGCAGTGCGATACTGCGCAGAAACATGACGGGTCATCACGTCATAACCGAACATGCCGCCGGTTGCCAGCAACCCCATGCGAGCAGACCAACGTATAGAAGCTGAATAAAGCCCTTTCAGAAGATTTTGGGTCGTATTGAGCGTTTTGTTAACGAGGCCAAAGGTCTTAAGTGTACTTTTAGCGGATTTATCCACCCCACCAAACAGTTTCTTAAGGTCGCCAGACCAGGGCGACGGTCTGGTCTGGCCGGGAACAACAGGTAACCGCTGTTCCGGCACGGCTGGTGGTGAAACAACCGGTTTACCGCCAGGACCAATCTGTAAAGCCGCCTGAAACTTCTTGACCACTTCCTCCATTCGCTTCAGGCGGGATTCATCGATATTAATGTCCAGAACCGGACGTGTATTTTCACTCACTGAAAAGTCCCCGTGGTTTGCATTTCAGCAGCTCACGAAGCTGCGCGGCAGTGCTCAGTTCGAGACCGCTTTGTCTGAACAGATCGCTGAAACCTATACCGGTAGCGTATCCAAGGAGGTCGCTGACAACGTGCTCTCCGTCTCGCCAGTACTCTCTGCAGGCTTCAATGTCGGCAATGATGCTGTCCAGTCCGTAACATTCAGCGATGTAATTTGACTGTTCCACAGACCACCCACGCTCTCCATCAGGGATTTCGCCTGATCGGGTTTGTTTATTGCAGAGACACATATAAAAAAAACCAGTTCACCGATCACGTCGTCCAGGTCAACAATCCCTTTATCGAGAGCAACCTCGAGCGGCTGGTTATCCCAACCTTTACCTTTAGCAGGATAAACCAGGTTTGATAGCCGGATAATTTCATTGACCAGAGTATTGCGCACCCCGTTTTCACCTTCCCAGATATCCATATCGCTCGCGATTTTTTCAAGCAGCAGATAGGCCACGCGCGGCCCGGCAACCACTCCCAGCCCCTCGCTAAAGATCGAGGCGAATACTTTGCTCAGGATAAAAAAATGCTGCCGGTAAACCTCTTTCGATATCGGTGTACTGTGGATCCAGCACATACCGTTTTCTGTTTCCGCTTGAGCTATCAGATTCATATTGCGTGCAATTTTCATCACAGATCCCACATATCAGAGTTGGTGTAATAGATGCCGGTCAGGGTGATCAGCAGCCCCGGATCGCCGCCAGCGAATGTCATATCTCCGCAGTTAGAAATCGACGCATTCGATAGGTCAAAATCACCGAATGTGCTGCTATCGGTATAAAGCCGGCAGTCGCCCAGTACACCGTCTTTCTCATAGCGCGCTTTAAACTGTGCGGCCAGCGCCTGACTGCGCACCAGATGAATTTTGGCCTGTGCCATCATGTAGGGCTGCGGTGACTGAACAATGCCGGTCATGGTTGGCAGTGGTTCAACGATGTTGCCCTGAAAGGCGATCTCGATACCTTCCTTCGCCAGATACGAGGCCGATACATTCAGCTCCGGCACGTCACTAAATTTGATGCTGGCACGAACACGGTTCAGCACGCCCTGTTTGATTTTTGGATTTGTAGCCACGGTTTATCCCTCACGAAAGCTGCATGGTGACGTTGATGTTGAATACGATTTCGGTAAAACCGCGCATCGGTGTATACGTGGCCGACAGCCCCGCATAGCGCCCTTTTGCATAATCGTTCGGGTTATTTTTAATGTAAGTTTTGAACTTAATGGCGCTAACAACAGGAGCTCCATTCACCAGACCATAACTGCCACCGGTATCGAACACCCCCTGGGCAACTAACTGGAGCCGATCAATACCATCCTGATCGTAATACAGCGGATTGATTGGGTTATTGCTGCCATTAATGACAGCGTTTGCCAGTGCCATGTTGGCGTTAATTTGCACCCAGTCCACCGAATACCAGTAGGTCATATCGTTGCCGTCACTGGTGACGCCATTAACCAGTATTGTGTTGCTGATACCGCCTTCTGCGCCGGTATCTACGTAATTGATATTCTGATTCTGCATTCTTTTCAGAATGCTGTTCTTACCCGGATGCGCATTGACTGCCTGAAGGAAACGGAACGCCATTGGCGGCACTTTATTTACTTCGGAAGGTGCTGCTGAGACGAAATTCCACATCGCGGCCACAGCAGCATTTGTGTCCGGATAGGACGGGTCGGCGGTGGCAATAACTGATTTGATCCCTGCATAGGGCGACACGGAATTAGTATCAACTGGCGTGTCAGTCAGCACAAAAAAGTAGAGCATCGACTCATTCGATGTGTGCAGCTTCGTCAGAGAAATAAAATCTGCATCGCCATCCCATGAGCGCGGGACGTAATAGGCATAAAATCGTTTTAGCGGCTCATCAATGTACTTTTTTAGCGCTAAAATCTGTTCCGGGACGGTTAACCCCGATCCGAGTTCAATCACATAGACGCCCACCGATGATCCCTGCGCAAAGAACTCATCTGCCGCGATTTCCAGAGAAGTGACGTTATTTTTGATGGAGAATGTGCCGATCACTTCAACGTCGGTTGAGGATGCGCTTATATCCCAGATGATAATATTTTCTGACGCAAGCTGAGCCGTCCACGTCCCGTTAAGTGCCTCTGGCGTAAAGCCCGTAGTGGTAATTTCAACACTATCTCCAACGGCAAAGCTGGTCATGCCCTCAGAAATTCCCAGCATAGCCAGATAGCTTTCGCCATTTTCCCGCACAGCAAATGAAACAGGCGTCAGGCCCAGAATATCGCTCAGATCAGACGATTCAGTGAGTAGCGCTGGCTCACCGGGTGACAGATTTGTCATTCCAGCTGAGACCAAAGCCGACATCTGCTGCAGCCCTGAAGGTGTGCCGCTGATTGTCTGTGATACGTTTATCGTGACAATTCGAGTACTCATTATTTTATCTCGTAGTTAATGATGGCTTCCGTGATCAGTTGATGAGCAACATCGATCGCGGTTGACTGGTAGTAGTTGATGTCGAAATCTACAAACTTCTGTCTGGCCAGCACGCCCATCTCTACCTGAGTGCGCTTGCCATCGATCACAACCGGCACGTTGGTTATGCCGAATTCCTCATCTTCCAGCGCCGTGTTAACGACGTAATCCACGAACTGCAGCGCCTGCGCATTAGTCAGGCCGTACATGGTCAGACGCACCTGATCAGCAACGTGCTGGCTGCGAGCGTCATAATGCGGGGCAAGTTGCAGCGCCGTGGTTGCGCGCACGTCGGCGACGATATACGGCGGCCGGAGGTTAGAGGGCGAAAGAAACGACGGGTAAACCGTGGCGAACTGGTTTAGCGAAAGCCAGATTGGAATGCTGTTAGACAGGATCTGTTCATCAGAAATTTCCTCTGCGCTCTCGATGATTTGCGTGCGCATAGTGGGCTGAATGGCAGTGCCGCGGTAATGGTAGATGCCTGCCTGCGTGTAACGGGCCTCCATACGCGAAAATGCAAACTGAGCGCCGTCATATTCGCCGAAATAAACCGCGTCAGGATTCACTGTATTCAGTTCATCTGCCTGTTCCAGCGGTGTAAAAATAATATTGTTGGTCGCACCCGAAACGGATTCTGACTGCTCTGATACAACCTGCCGGTGAAGGCTGCCTGAGACAGTCCTGATGACCGGTAACCCCACTTTTTCTTTCTCAGCTTCGGTCAGGATTGCCGCATTGATCCAGTACACGAAACCGTCCAGAGGCAGCACCTTCCTCACGTAGAGGCGGAAAGTAATTTTCTGGCTTGAGGAAATGGTTTCTACGGCGGAGTGAAGAACGGAGGAAAGTTGCGAGCCGGTATTCTCGGCAAATTCATCAAGTCTCGGCATCGTTTTCTATCCAGGCGGTAAATGATGTTTTGAACAGGCCGCCATCAATAAATGATGGCCGTCGCGGTCCAAACTGTCGTTTCAGACGGCTGTTCACCCCATGTATTGCCGCCTGTGTCGGTACACCAGCCACACCGAGACCAGCCATTTCCTCCTGCTCAAGAAAAATATTAAATTTCTGGATTACCTCCCCCATCTGCAGTTCACCGCCGTCCGGCGCGCCGTAACGGATCCGGTTTATCAGCTGGTGAGCAACAGCGGTGCCGGCTTCCTGAATAATGTCGTCTCGGTGCTTCGCCCAGAAATGGGAAAAAAGGCCGTAGTCCTCTTCCAGTCTGGTGGCAACCTCAAACGTAGTCGCCGGTTCTTCGCCGTAGTCATACGGCATATCGACTACGCCCAGGCAGATTTTCATGGCGTATACCCCCAGAGTGGCCCCAGCTCCATCAATACCGCCAGCGCCGCACGTCCATACGGATCCTGCATCAGCATCAGGTCGGCCAGAGTCAGGTTATTCAGCGCATTGCTGATAGTGACTGAACCGGATGTTCCCTGATCGGAGGCTGATGAGGTGATCCCCGCGATATAATTACCAATCCCCAATTTTTTTCGCAGGTCCGCAAAATAAGTCGAAGGTGGGGTGTCGTTGGCATAATTGAGCAGCAGCGAGGCGGCCAGGTTGTAAACCGTATTCATCCGTACGATTGGCAGCCGCTCCAGTCCGACATTCCGGGGCATCAGCTCCAGCGCCGATTTGAAACAGCATTCAATCGTCGGATCGTCATCCGTAATTGCGGATTCAGGAACACCCATGGCCGCCCGGACGAACCGGAGAAATCCGGCGAGAGTCGGGCGCGGCGTCATTATTTTTTGACCTGAATTTTTTTGTCGACTTTAGCCGTAGTAGGCTGATCCTGATCGATAGCCTCCCCTTTGATTTCCATCTGAATGCCGTCGCCCAGCGGCGTTTCGCCACTCTGGATTACCGCCGACTCGACAGCATTGTTGAGCGCTACTGCGCTGGCTTCAAGAATCGCCTGGGACATGTCGTCGAGGTTTTCCAGCTTCTGCTCTGCGTTTTCAATGATCTGAGCGCTGCTGAGCGGCTTATCCAGCGAATAGCAGATCCCCGAAAAATTTTTATCCACTTTGTCACGGTGCTGGAGGCCGTAGGGTTCATGCTGACTGATGATGTAAGAGATCACATCCTCAGGTTGCTCAATCATGTGCTGGCGGCCAGCAGGGATGGCAATGCCAAATGACTGCTGTTTTTCAGGCAGCTTGTAATTGAAGGTGTGCGACTGGCGGGAACAGTTACTAATAAACAGTTTCATGAAATTACCCTATAAAAAAAGGGAGCACAGGCTCCCTTTGTTATTGTCAGATGCCCGGATCAGGCGTATTTGGCGGACAGCAGCGTGACGCCCTCGGAACGGAAGTTCCAGCCAGGCGTGGATCGCATTGTGTAGAGCGTAGTCAGCCCGCCATCCGGCATTGGAGACGGAACCTCAGTAGGCGCGGCGACGTCGCAGAACATCACATTTACCGCCTGCTGATTCGGGGTCAGCGTGGCAAAAATATTGGTGTTAATGTCCTGACGGGCTTCAGGTACCACGATTTCCGGGTTAGTGACGATAATCAGATCCGTTCCGCCCGCCCCTTTACCGATCAGCGTGTCGTCCTGACAGAAAATTACATCATCGCCCGATGCATCTTTGGCGATATTTTTAATCATCGTACCCACGGTTGCGGTACCACCACCCGGACGCTGATAACTGGTCAATTGAACCACGCCCGTCCATTCCAGCGCCTTCATGAAACGCTGCGGACAAAGAATGACGGTAGACAGCGGCTGGCCAAGCAGCAGCATGCGGGTTTTCTGATCCGCAATCAGGCCCAGAATGAATTTAGCCATCTCGCCTGAATCCCAGGTGGTGTACGAATCATTGCCCAGACTGTCGTTGCCCAGGTTGAGCGTATTCGCATTGGGGGAATTGGTGATGCCTTCGTTATTTGATGCCTGCACCCCGTAAAGCAGCATATTGCGCATCTGTTGCGCGTGGCCCTGACGGTTTGCAAGACGCAGACCTTCCACCAGCGAATAACCCCAGCGATTCGCCGCATCAGTATCGAGGTAGCTGTACTGAGAGCGCGTGGAGATACGGTAGGTTTTCATCTGGTCATAGCCGCCAGTAATTGTGGCGGACGGCAGTTGCGCGGGTAATGACTGACCTACATGCGCCTGCGTAGTGGCGCGCAGATATTTTTGGTAAACGACCAGATCACCCGAGCTGATTTTAACAGTGGGCGCTGAGCCTGGCAGAATATCGAAAGCGCCAGACGCCATGCTGTATTGCATGATGATTTCTGGTAGCACCATCGATGGTGAGACGGTAGTAATGGCGGGTGCAAATGCGCTCATCGCTGGTTCCTTAAATTAAAAACAGGCCGCAAGGCTTATCGAATTCCCAGACAACGCTGCCGCTGTCCTCTTTTTTTACTGTGAGGTTTCCAGAATTCGAAACCATGAGCAGCTTGATGCTGATCTTCGGGTTGTCCGGAGCATCTGCAGAAAACAGGTCAACCATGTTTTCTTTAATGTTCCACACGAAAACGTCACCGCCATCAACCGCACTGCTGTCATCAGCAAGAGCAGCAACCGCAGCGCTGATCGGGAGCGGAATACGTGCCTGCGAGCCAATGCGGTAGTAGTGAACTGATCCGCCAGGCATAAACAACGGGACCGGATTTCCGGCCGTGGTGATGCCATGGTGGGCCTGATTAGCAACAGAAAAGGCATTGCAGGCTTTAGCGGTCGCTTTCTTCAGTGTTGCGCCAGCAACGTTCTGTGCAGGATTCGAGATGCATTCAATCAGGGCGACGCCGCCCCAGACAGGCGCATCAACGTCTGCGTGCAGCAGCCCGGAACACAACTGCAGTCGTACTGCCGGATCGTCCCAGGCATCGCCCTGCGTCATGCCGCGGGATTCAACGTTGAAAAGGCCCGATGTGGTGCCCTGCGTTTTGAATGGATCGAAACTGATGGAATTAGCGGACATTGTTCATGCTCCCCTGCGTGTTGATTTTCTCCAGCACGCGGCCGGGTGTTTTAAATGTGCTGAGCCAGACGTTCGGATCACCGAAATATTCAGTGATGCGGCGACCTGCTTCGTCGCTGCGTACACGTTTATTTAACTGGCCCTGCGTGTTGTGAATTTCATCCTCGATCGCTTTGCGCGCTTCGCTGTAGATAGCCTCTTCAAGCACAGACAGCGTGGCTGAGTCAGCAATTGCGCGAATATTCACATCGGCGTGCTTAGGTGAATGCTTTTGCATAGCCACCAGCGCGCGTTTACGGAAATCCAGCGCCTTTTCGCCCGAGAACGGCTCTGGCGCACGTTTACCAACGGCGGAATAAGCAGCATCCGCACGGGACTGCGCTTCGCCCATATCCTGATCATTGCGCTCTTTCTCTTCAGCAGCAGCCGCTTCGTCAGCTTTGCGCTTTTCTTCTTCGGCTGCATCAGCCTTGGCTTTTTCTTCGGCCTTCTTCTGCGCCTCCGCCTCATCAGCTTTGCGCTGTTCTTCCTCCGCTGCATCTGCTTTGGCCTTTTCTGCCTGATCAGCTTTTTCTTTGGCCTCTTTTTTTTCTGCCTCTTCTGCATCGGCCCGCGCTTTAATTCCCCCTTCCAGTGAATCCATGCGCGTCGTCAGGGATTCAATCCCCTTATTAACTCCGCCCAGCGCATCGCCAATTGCTTTAGCGAGCAGGGTTTGAAGCTGATTTTCATCCATATCTAAGTCACCTGTTTTGTTTGAAACCTCGATCCCGGCTGGGATCTTCTCTTTGTCCCACACACCCAGCGAGCCGCGTTCCTCTGTCACCAGCGCAATGTGATCAATCAGGAACGGCACGCCTTCGATGAGAAAGTTCGTGTCACCTTCTTTTACCTCTACGCTGCCAGATTGGTTGTTGAATACGACGGCAGGGCTGGTAGAGACTTTCTCTGTGATGATCTGATCAACAATGTCCCGGATATAAACCCGGCAGACCGCCCAAACCTCATCGCCCCTGATATAAGGAAGCATCACTGAACCCACTACCCGCTCAGTAAAATCCTCTTCGGTGAGGGTTGCTTTATCAGGGTGATTAGCGATAACCGGCAGGCCATGACAGCGCTGAAGAAACTCATCATTGAGATAAATTTTCGGATCCCGCCAGACGTGCTCTTTCAGCCCCGTCCGGTATGCCAGCCCCGTCCCGGTGATGCGCAGGTTTACCAGCCACATATTGGAAAATTTGACGGGTGATGGCGTTGTGCCATCCCGTATCCGTTGCGCCAGCTCAAGCTCTGTTAAATTCACGTTTCCCCTTCTCCGTTAAATACTCATCAGGTAGCTGTTGCGGCGCGTAAATCGGTATCGCCTGACAGCTGCAAAAAACCTCCTCGCCTGCGGCAGTAATTTCGTCGTAAAAACCACATACAGGCTTAATCAGCCCCTGCTCTAATGCCCAGGAATCCCGAACCAGATAAATGAGTTCGTCGCGCTCTTTGTGGTCCTTACGATACTGATACCCCGGACGCCGCCAGTTTGAATGCCAGCGAAATGCGATAGCACCGCTCTGAATGGCCAGTACGTATTTCACGTTGCTGGCCAGCTTGTGTCCCTGATCGATGGCCACGCGGCGGCTTATAAAATCGAGGTCATTTACTGACTTCTGGATTTCGGCCTTCCGGGCGCGCTTGTCTGTCTCACTCACCCCGTCAGGTGGGATTGACGAAACCCAGCCCTGAAAGCGCTGAACCGTGCGCTCTATGACCTGTTGCCGGTTAAGTTTTATGAGGTTCGCGCTCGCAAAAATGCGCCGATCCAGCTCCTTTCGAAGCTCCGGCCTGATTTTATTGAGGGTAATTTTCGACGGGCCACCGGGTGGCTGGTCCCTGAGGGCGCCCCCATCAATCACGAGGCGGCTATAAATGGCGGTGAGGTGCTTTCTTGCTACATCGTCACTGGGTGCTTCACGCTGAGCGGCCACGCGCAGGCGCTGGCTCCAGCTCAGTAATGACTTTTCGCTATCCCAGCCTGATTCGACGTAGTGATTGATCGCAGCGGTCAGAACCTCAAACAGGCTCTTCGGCTTCTTCTTCCCCGCCCGGTTGACTGACTTCATTTTGTCGCTCCGAAGGCGCTGGTGGGGTGTAGTTTGCGAGAGATTCGGTATTGATGATTAGAGGCATATCGCCATAGGTCTGTGTGCCACTGACGATTGAGGCCAGCCATTCGGCCAGTACAGCTCTGTTCTCCGGGTCAAGCGTTGGTGCCATGCCCGTATAGAGCGCTGTCGCTGACTGGATCGTTTTACTATCAGACTCCCTGCGTTTGTCCGGTGACTCTTCCACCAGCTCCTGCCATTTCGCGCTAAATTCGCGACGCCACAAATAAAATGTCGCTTTGTAGTCTTCCATGATGATGTCGGGAAAATCCCCCTTCAGCGCATTAAAAAAATCTTCGTTCCAGGCAATGTACTGAACCAGTTTTTCGAAATAATCCATAACCGGCTCGATCTGTTGGCGGACACCGTCGATGTACTGGCTGATCGCTTTCGAGTCTTCCGCGCCGTCGCTCCACCCTTTGGAAAATGCCTCCTCTTTAATCAGGATGGCCGGAACGTCACTGCCGGACGCAATATCGGAAATGATGTTGTCGCGTGCCGCATTCAGCGCCCCATCGATGTTCTGCAGATTAAGCGACTCGATTGCTTCTTTATCGCCGATACTGATTACCCCGCCAGTGCGTGCAATTTTCACCATAGTGCGCTTGGCTGATGAAGCCATTTGCTTCAGGCCGTTCATGATCGAGCCGTTCTGTGACATTTTCGCCACCAGCACGCCCGCTTTCTGACTGACCAGGTCGTTAGCCTCCATGGTTCCTATATAAGATTTCATGGGGTACAGGACGCGCTGAAATACGCTGCGGCCAGTGAAACCGAAAGTTGAGTTCTGGAACTCAAGATAAATAGGCGTGCCATGGAAAATTTTTAACGTTCGTGATGGGTGCCAGTTCTTACTGGCGATTTTCAGCGTGTTATTTGGCTTCTGAAAAAACCGGCTATTGGGATTCTGGTCTGTCACCATTGAGCCAGCAGCGTTGAGCGGATCCCAGACATTGATATAAACATCTTCCTCCTGTAGCCCGAACTGTAACAGTGGCTGGCTGCAGGGATGATTTGCCGTGCCTACGCCGATTGCAGCGGCACCGTAACAGCGCGATATATAGAAAAAATTTTTAATGTACTCATTAATCCCCATCCGCTCCCACGTCTCACTGAATTGCCTGACAACACGCTCATCAGGATCGGTTTCAACGTTATATTGGCGGGGTTTGCACATTGCCATGCTGATGGGTTTTTCCACCAGCTTCCCGCCGAGCGGGTGAAACTGCCATAGCAGTTTGCACAACTGATAACCAACGTCGCTTCCAGGCTGAATTTCTTCAGCGGCCAGAATCTTCGCCAGTTCAGAACTCATATTATTGTTGAGCTGAATTTCTGCCATTTAAAACCCTGCTTACAGTGCTTCGTAGTTCCCGAACGCGATGATCAGGCCATACGTGTAGCAATCGAAAAGGTCATCGGCGCGCTTGTGCGCCAGCGGATCGGCAAGATGGAATTTTGCGATCTGTTTGAGGAGGTGGTTAGCGGTGTCCTGCTTGAACGTGGCAACTTTATCGTGTGCCTCATTTGTGATTTTGCAACGCCCCAGATAATGATGACCGGATGCCATAACAGCCCGCTCATCCTTGCCCTTGCTGGTCAGAGCCGACTTTATCGGCTGCATGTCCCAGCCTTCCGTCTCAGCTTTCTGGTTGAGGATGGCACCCATTGCCGCGTCTTCCATGAAAACGCCCATACTGCCCAAGCGCGGCCGGCACAACTTCGCCAGCCGTTCGAGGTTTTCATAGACGCTGGGCATGTATTCGGGAAGCAGCGACGCTTTGATCTGAGTGATATCCCAGTCGATGATCGTCAGCCGTGGGTCTGAATACGTTTCCTCATACGCGAAATAGACAAAGCCGGTGCCGTCATTTTCGGAGCCGCCTTTCAGCGCGGTATCAGCCACCGCAAAGATCATGTCGCACGTAGTAGGCATGCCTACGGGCAGACCGTCCACCAGCAGCTTATCGATATCCAGCAACGCATCAGCGGACCAGTCTATGAATTCAGCGTCAAACTCCTGCTGGTAAACGCGCGGATCGTTCGCCGCTTTTTCTTTTTCCAGCTCATCAGGCGGAACGAACGGGTTAGAGGAGGTAGGCGCGTGGTGCTCATGAAAGCCCAAAGACTTGTCATGGCAGATTGCATAAAAGAAATTATTTTCATCCGTACCGTTTGGCGTAGAAAACACCCAGGCGCGCCCACGGCGGGTAAGAAGCGTTGGCTTAATCGACTTGGGCCAGATTTCTTTCAGCATTTCCGGCGATTTGGTAAATGCCGATTCATCCAAAAGCACCACGTCATATTCACGCCCACGCCCCGCCAGCGGGTTATTGTTTGTTACCCAGAAATCGATTCTCGCGCCGTTCTTCAGACGAATACGCCCTTCACTGCGTGATTTCATCTTAATCAGCGGTAACAGCGCTTCTTCCAGGTAATCGAAAATCTCCTGTTGCTGCTTATACTCAGCGGTGAATACCCCGACCCTGCCGCCCTGCAATCTTTCACCGCCAGTCTCTTTGAACAGAGAGGTTGCATAGGAAATGGCGATATTGCCCAGAATGGCCGTTTTACCCCAGCGACGGCCACAGCGCACCACGTTGTACTGGTGCTGACTCCCCTCGGTCCATACGGCTGACTGCGCGGTGTGCAGCTTTCGACAGAAGATCTGCGCCATCAGTCATCCCCGCTGTCGCTGCTGGTGGGCTGCATCGCACCCGGCACCTGCAGAGCGTTATGAACAACGATCAGATTGCTGTCTTTTTTACCGCTGCGGATGTTTTCAATCTCAGCTTCGGCCTTTTCATTCACCAGCTGGCGGCGGCGCGTCTCGAGCGGAGCCAGTGTCTGTTCCTGCTCCATATCGAACTGGCTACGCACCTCTGCCATGCTTTTCAGCCGCTCATCGGCATAGGCTTTAGCTATGGCTGCCTTGGTGTATTCCAGCGACTCAATGCGGGCGGTATTCCTATGCATCGCTTTTTCAGCCGCGCCGATGTTGTCCAGCAGCGCCTTTTTAGCCTCGGGCGTTTCCGCGTCTTCCTGCTGCACGCGCCAGCGGCCAATGTTCTCTGCAGCGGTCAGGTTTGCAGCACGCAGCCAGAACAGCTCATCGTCGAGCGTCAGCGCCGGCACGTCTTCAATGATGGCATCTGACAGCAGCAGCCGGCGGCCGTATCCACCATGCTTTAGTCCATGCTGATTACCTGAGGTGAAAGCATTTGTGGGTGGGGCATTACGCGTGCCGCGAATCGGTTTCGCACTTGGAGAATCTGCGAATGCTGGTGATTCGCAGTTTTCCTGTGAAGGCATGTCGGGGCGGCTTTTACGCTGCTTTGGCTTCTGCGAATTCGCAGTTTTATTCGCAGTTTTTTTTTGCGAATTCGCACCGCTGTTCGCAATTTTTATGTAGCGTTTGGCAGTCGAGTATTTCAGCCCCTGCGCCTCACACCAGTCTTTCGGGGAGATACCGGTTTTTGCATGTGCGGACAGGAACCGTTGCTGAAGATCGCCCCAGTCCGGTTTTGCCATGTTTCATCCTCAGTCAGACATTATCGAAGCCCCTCAGTGAAGGGCTTCTGTAACGCTGTGACGTACCACAGCGAGGCGGGGTTGGTGTTGCTGTCGTTCTTGATGAATATCGTGTTGGCTGGCTGTTTAGCCTGACCGCCAATCACGATAACGCCGGGTACTGATATTCCCGGCATGTTGGTGCCACCAATGACGATGGCATCGGGTGTAACAATCATTGGTTGCTCCAATAAAAAACCGCCCGGAGGCGGTCAATTATCATTTATTAAAAATTTCAATGCGATGCACGAATAATCATCTATTGGCCCAGTCCTTCTCACTCTCTTCAGCAGGCTTGCCACATAACTGTTAGGATTTGATAGGGTATTTTCAGAGAACCTTGGTCTTTTTTCCCAAAAGTGATGTGCTCCGTCTGACATGACATAGATGTGTAACTCACCATATTCATTAATCAAATCATCGGTTGGGATAATGATAGTTTGCGACTCAAGCGGAATCGCTTTTGAGATAGCTGTAGTTAACGTGTTTTTTACACTCATTGTCTTCAATTCAGACTTAGTGTAAATCTTTTGCTCGAGAAGTTTTTGATGCTGTGTATGATCGTCCGTAACTTGTTCTAATTTCCCATTGTTCTTGACGTAGACCCTGCAGTCTCCTACATGACCAATCCGCACTTCTGAAGACGTTATGTGGCAGAAAGTTAAAGTTGTTGCAGCCTCAGAAAATGCATCATCCCTACTACTAATAGAGGATACTGCAAGTTTGATTTGCTCAAATAGTCTGCCATACCCTTCCTCACCTCCAGGTAATTGAAGCCGAGATAAGGTTTTGATAGCCATTTCTGACGCCTGTTCAGCACCGATATATGAACCTACACCGTCAGCAATTCCAAAAAGATATCCGTCTTTGACAACAACTGGAGGCAGCAAAGTGTCTTGGTTAGTTCTTAATTCACTCTTACCAAAACTAAAAAAGCCGCAATCTTGTAGAGTAATCATAAGGCTTCCCTTTCTCTAAATTCGTTTAGGTCAGTAATGATTTCGTCTACAGATTTATAACGGCTTGCCGGCTTCCAAGCTGTACACTTATCGATCACCCTCCTCAATCCTGGAATGTTGAGATCGTCGATAATGACCCCAAGAGCGAATACATCAGTTTGAACAGAGTAAAGCCCAGCTGATAGTATTTCAGGAGCCATATACTTCTGAGTTCCCATCGCGGTGGCAACCTTTGTTAGCACCTCAGACGCCCCATCTTTCCCTGCATTTTTGACTAACCCAAAGTCTGATATCTTGTATGTCCCATCTTTGAACCGCAGCACATTTGAAGGCTTTAAGTCCCTGTGCAGATAAGAAGGCTTTCGACCTACAGGAAGATCTCGTTCTTCATGCATATAACTCACACCTGAAAGCACCATTGAAGCTATGTCTAACCTAGAAGAGTCGTTTAGAGTGCCAGACTTCAAATCGTCGCTCAAATCTCCACAGGCAAGATCCATGACGAACCATGGATTTTCTACGTTTAAGTTATGCAGATAAATGGGCGCTACATTTGAATGAGTACATTTAGCTTGGTAATCAACTTCTCTTTTGAATCGCCTTCTGAAATCATCCTTACTTAGGCCATGCTGAGGTGCCAGCACTTTTTTGGCATAATCGCCGCATCTAACCCCATTTACATTAAAAATTTCAACTTTTTCGACGTATCCAAAGCCTCCACGCCCAATTTCTTCAATGGACTTGATGACGTAACTATGATGCCGCTCTTCCATAATCTATCCCTGAATAACATTAGTAAGTAAAATTTAATGTTATTTGAGACAAATAGCTATTGCCAAATGCTTCATACCACTTGCGATAGTGAATTACTGCAATCTGGTTATTTACTTTCAAGCTTGCGGATGGCAGCGCGGTCAATGTTGCACCGCTCCAGGACACCATATAACTCAGCGTTGAGGCTGACACTCTGGCCGTAATTCATTTCAGCCGGCACCGCCGGAACATTAATGGAGCTGGTCAGGCTGGATGGCAGGTTGAGCCGCGGTGCGCTGATTGTCCGGTACTCCACCAGCGGCGGCTTTTGCTGCATCCCGCAACCGGTCAACAGCGCGGTGATCAACAGAAGCGGCAGCGCACCGGTCAGCCTCCAGAAATTTTTTAATGTCATCCTGTAATTTCCTGTTCTGCTGATCGGCAACTGCGCGCTGAGCCTCGACCTCATCCATTACATCGTTCTGGTGCTGAACAGCCTCAACCAGTGATTTGATATTGTCGGCCAGTTCGCTATTTTCCTGGCGCAGTAATCGGATTTGTTCATCCTTGCCATCGGCAATTTTTTCGAGCCGTCCGTTTGTCGCCGTGAGCTGTGAATTGCTGGTGTTCAGACCCCATAGCGCAACGCAGATGAGTCCAATAACGATGAGGTGAAAATAGTTTTTCATGAATGCAGCCATGACGCCCCCTGCGTTTTATCTGGTGAGTTCCAGCGCACGCACGAACACATCCAGCCTATATGGCTGACTGCCATTCTCGTGACTAATGATTGCCTGCAGCAACGGGAATAGTTTGCGGCTGTCGTTCAGATCGATTGGACGATCTGCATTCGTACCGGTAGCCTGCGCCACGCTGTTGATGTATGCCTGGGTATCATTTTCGTTAGGTGGAGCCCAGCGTTTAATCATGCCGGTAATAGTTCTCAGCCCGTATTTGCTCTGATAATTGCGCAGGATGACGATCATTGCGCGGATGCCATATTCCGGTGATGTAAACTGGCAGAACGATTTATCAGTGCGCTGGGATTTTCCCACTAGCCCCTGCCATTCATCCCCCCAGCGGATATTGCCCGGATTGTTATTGCGGATGCCTCGGGGTGAATTACTGACTGTAGTCATTGTTCGTTTCTCCGTTTAATCCCAGCCTTTTTTCGAGCCGACGCCGCAGCGCTGCCCGCAGATAATCTGAACCCAGCGCGCCGATAAATATCGCCACCAGCCACGCAAAATCCTCATCAATATCCCAGTGCAGGACGAGGCCAGTAATGCGCAGCGCTGGCTGCAAAAAAAACGCGAATATCGAGCACATTGCGGCATCCAGAAATCGCTGAGGCCATCGTTGTTCACCAATATAAGACGCGCGCAGGAGTGCCATTAGCCCTGCTATAGCGGCGTAGCCAGACTCATTTTTATGCGTGTACAGCCACGCCTGCAGGCTGACCCAAAATCCGGGATCGTTAGTGGTCATGATTAATTTCCTGCCACCGGGGCGGCAGCTGATTGAGGATGAATAAAAGCGCGGTGATACTTAGGATCAGTCAGGCTTTGGATAGGGTAAAATCTTCAGCTTGCTATTCAGGCGTTTTCTGGCTCGTTTATTTAAAAACTTAATATATCGAAATTGACGAAATGTATGCGCTGTCACCCGATGTGCATTTTCCTTCAGATGCTGACCGCGCGTGCCAGCTTTACGCCCTTTGGCTGTCATGGCTATTTTATGGAACCACTCACCATCCAGCTCATAGAACGTGCTGTTATGATATCCCACATAGTCAAAATTGCTGGCCTGATAAACAACACCACACTTACCACATCGCTCATCTGCAAATGTCTGGACCCACTGAACGCTGGGGTATAACAACCGAATGGTTTTTAACGCATAGCTTATGCAGCGTGACTCAGTATTTCGGGGCATCGAATCATGAATCCATAGGCGATTCAGCTCCATGTAATCCCGATTGCCCGTACCGCTGACAACGCTGGCACCGCTAGCCGGATTCATCGCATATCCCCACTGCATGACACCAACCAGATCGCGACCACTGAAAACGCCTAAATGCAGATACGAATTATTAACGATGCGTTTGCTGTAGTGATATTTAATAATAATGACACGGGCCAGCCATGCTGGAATTGTGGCTACGTGTAAATCGGTGCAGCCATATCCGATCGTTTCTCCGCCATATATAACTGGCGCTGGAGTGCCTGCAGCCCTGGAAATTTTTGGCTTACGATTATTTTTGGTAGTCATTGATAGTAATTGAATTGGAGCATCCGCCGGATTTGAACCGACGTCATATGTGTGAAATAATGAAATATTAATCGGATATTAAAATTGCAAAACTAAAAAAGCCCGCCGAAGCGAGCCTAACAAAATATGGGTATAATCAAATGACTTGTTTCACTCTATCCCATTCAGCTTTTAGGCATTTCTGAGCAACTTGTGTGAGTTCTTCAACACAACTATCATATCTAACTTTAACCTCACTCCCGAACTCGTAAAAGTTCACCAAATTCCCGTCATCCATCAGAGAGTTAATTCTATCAAGATATTTAATTATTGCTTTTGAATCATTCTCTGCGGGGTTAAGCATTAACTTAATTTCAGTTGCAAGACCAACCATTTGATATTTTTCTTTAAAGAATCCGTTGAGAAAATCTCTCCCTAGAGGCTCAGTTACTGATCTTATAGGAATATCTTTTACATGAAGATACCATGTAACTTTATGCTGGATTGCACTAGCAGAAAGAGATACAAATTCGGAAATACTTTTTCTAAGGTAATTTATCCACTGCTGCCTATTATTTGATAAAACTTGAGCGTTTAAATTTTTCGCCGCAATATTAAGTTGTGCATCTCTATCTTTATCAAAAGTACTCTGCTGTTCCGCTCTGTCCTTCTCAAGTGCGGCAAGATTTTTTTTAATAGTATACCAAGCTATGAAGGCAGGAATCGCACCGGCTACAATTGAACCAAAAAGTGTATCCCAACCAAAGCCAGTATCTACATGTACGGTAGGAATTTGACCCACGCGCAAAAGAGTTTGATTAATGGAGTCTAAGTTGAAAGCAAACGGTACGCCTTGCCATGTCATAATGATTTCCTTGTCAAAAGAAAACAACATACATGATCTTGTAGGCAATAAAAAAGCCCCGTTGTTATAAAGAGAGGGGCTTTTTAACATTTATTTAAATGATGGCTTTAGCATATGAACAACATGCAAAAACCGCATCATTGACAATATATTCGGCTAATTTCGTCACGCCGTCAATGTGGCTTGCCATGCAGGGGCATATGCTCGCGAGGATGGCCAGTATCTGTGACCTTCTTCAGCAGAGCTTCTGCCTGCGCCTCCTCTCGGTGGCACTGAGTAATCAGCATTTCATAGAACGGTTTAAATTTGCGACGCCAGGTGGGTTCGCTAATTGCCATCACAGTCAGACCAGCTGCCCGGCGCACTGCCTCACCGGGTAAACGCGCATAACCACGGCCGGTGCATTTTGAACATGTTTTTGTGACAGGTAAACCCTGAACCTTGCTCTGATACTCATCCAGCACCGTGCCTCGCCCACGAAAGCGACAGGCATTGCTGATGGTCCCTTTCCCACCACAGGACGAACAGAGCACCCGCTCAACCTCTCTGACCGCGCGTGTTTGCTCATAGTCCGCCGGCCTGAAATTTTTGGCGCCTATTTTTACCGAAGCTTTCACGAAATCACGCTCCCGGTAAGGCATGTGCGATTTCGTCGTGAAAACCTCCGCCTCGATAAATCCGGCACCGCTGCAGCAGCTGCATGGCCGCGTACTGGCTGCGCTGCGCGTGTAGTCCTGATAGGCGAACGTTGAGAACAGTTTCACCAGGTCGCGCCTGACAGTCTCATCCAGGGCGGCAAGCGCCCTGCAGTGTGGCGCCTGAGTCATCCCGTAATCGGTGAGCATGGCCACTGCTCCTTCGCTGGATGTGATGCCGTGCTTGGACAGGAACAGTTCAAATCCAAAACGCGCCTGGGCCTCAGTCAGCCCGAACGCCGCCATGACATCAGATATGGCCAGCCGATCGCCGGTTGTGCCGGGGGCATCATTGAGCATGGGTGATTTCGGCGAAAAATATTTAATCGCATTTTCGAGGT